GGCTGAAACCGTTGCGCCCCAAGGGTTTGCGGGTTTTCTGGCCACTTTCCCACTTTTTCTCTTCACTTAAATGCGAAAAAAAATATTAAAATTTATATATAAGTGGAAGAAAAAAGTGGCCAACTGGCCAGCTGCTACTATCAGCGCCTCAAAATGTCGTTCGCGGCTATAAAAATACTCTTTCCATTCAAAACTTAATGTGCTATACTGACAATGCCACACAGTTTCATATATTTTTTAGTCTACGGGGAAAATACTTTGGCAAAAGGTGTTTTCTCTCTTCCTCGTTATGCCCGTAGGCTAAAATGAGATTGTGTGGCAACAATGGAGAGATTCGCTTTTGCAAGAGTGCGTCTCTTCATTGGGGCGCACTCTTTTATTTTGCTCAAAGGAGGGATTGCCGATGGCCAAATCAAAGAAGCCGAACGGTAACATCGGTGGTACGCTTGGATTTGTCGCCGGAATTGTCGGCGCCGTGACTCCGCTTGCCGTCGAGCTTATCGACCGGATTCCCAAAAAGGAAGAACTCGCCCCTTCTGAAGAATTGATATTTATGCCGGAGCTCTGCTCTAAGAAGTTTCCTCTAAAATTGGACGAGGCAAAAGAACTTTTGGATAGCCGCGGTCTAAAAGCACTGCCTATCGAGGTTCGCTTTCGGGATGCGTGCGTCAAATACAAAGACTGCTTTGAACTCCAGGTAGTTGGCTCTGACCGCAAACCAAACTCGAAGCTAAAACCCGGAGACACTGTGATTGTGCAGTATGTGACCCAGGAAGTCATCGACGAGAGCCGGCGGATATTTGAAGAGACCGAGCAGCAGAAGGCCGCGTTGAAACAGGAGCGAGCAATCAAGCGAGCTGAACAGGTGGAGCGTGCCAAAGCCGTCGCAGGCGATACCGCCGCTAAAGCAAGAGCCGGTGTCGAGAAAATAGTCCACCGTGACGTCAAGAAAAAGAAAGAACTTGGAAAGGAGAACTCCCATGAGCAGGAATAGCGGAAAGAAACGGGGTACGGCCGGGCTGATCTTGGACGTTATCCTCACCCTTTGTACCGGAGGTCTCTGGCTGATTTGGATTCTGATCCGGTATCTGCGGAACAACAGCTGATGAACACAACATTGATATTTTACGCTTAGCCGGGACGCTTGTGGGTGTCTCGGCTCTTTTCATTTCCGCTGAAAATGCAGTCCCCTTTATGGGAGGCGATAGTATGAAACTCAACATTGGAAACTCGACCCAAATATTGATGACGTTTACCATGTCGATGGTGGCGGCGATTGGAAGTGCTGCCGGCGCCACGATCTGGCAATCGTTTGGCAAACCAAAGGTCGAGAAGATTGCTGAGGAAAATAGTAAGCCGAAACGAAAAATTGGATTTATCATTGAAGATTAGAGCCGTCATCCGCGGCTCTTTTCTTTTTGCTCCAAATTGATATTTTAGGGCTGTTTTTCTTTCCGCAAAAAAAACAGACTCTTTTATGGAGAGGAGAGAGATATGTCGCGCATATCCTATTCTTTCTATCACTTTTATCGGAAAGGAGGCCGTTTCGTGGCCAGAAGCGCAAGATTGGAAAGTGGTTTTCAGGACCGGCTTATTGCCAATTTGAAAACGATATTTCCCGGCTGTATGGTTTTTAAGATGGATCAGCGCCAGGGCATCCCCGACCTGCTCATTCTTTATGGAAAGAAATGGGCCTCCCTTGAGTGTAAGAAATCTGCACGCGCTAAGAGACAGCCAAACCAAGAATATTATGTTGGGAAGATGAACGAGATGTCTTTCTCCAGATTCATTTCCCCGGAGAACAAGGAGGAAGTGCTGGATGAACTTCGCAAAACACTCCAACCTTGAGGGGCAGCATGCCTTTCTTAGCGCCAGTGGCTATCACTGGATCAATTACTCAGAAGATAAGCTCGCCGACGCTTACGCCAAATACCGGGCGGCTCAGCGTGGGACGGCTCTTCACGCTTTTGCGGCCCAATGCATCAAACTGGGTCAGCGACTGCCAAAATCTCAGAAGACGTTGAACATGTATGTGAACGACGCCATTGGGTATAAGATGACCCCGGAACAAATCCTGTATTATTCTCCAAACTGTTTCGGGACCGCCGACGCCATTTCCTTTCGGAAAGATATTCTTCGGATTCACGATCTGAAGACCGGCGAGGCCCCGACGCATATGGAACAGCTTATGGTTTATGCGGCCCTCTTCTGTTTGGAGTATGACTACAAGCCAAACGAGATTGAGATGGAGTTGCGTATTTATCAGAACGATACCGTCCTTTACCACAAGCCTACCATCGAGGATATTTTCCCCATCATGGACCGCATTGTTACCTTCGACAAAATCATCAACAGTATCAAGGAAGAGGAGGAATAAGCCATGGACCCCATTGTGGATGATATTTTGATGCACTATGGCGTCAAGAGGCGCTCTGGGCGCTACCCCTGGGGTTCTGGCGAGAACCCTTATCAACACGGCGGAGACTTCCTGGCCCGTGTGGAAGAACTTGAGGCGCTTGGCAAATCTCAAAAGGAAATTGCTGAGGAGCTGAAGATGTCTACCACCGATCTCCGTATGCAGGTTCGTGTGGCGAAACATGAACGGCGCGCCTTACAGGCAGAGCGAGCGAAGTCCCTTCGGGAAGAGGGGAAGACACTGGACGAGATCGCCAAGATCATGGGGTATAATAATGACTCCTCTGTCCGTGCCCTGCTCAACGAGAACACCGCGAGCAATAAAAACAAGGCTCTTGCCACCGCCGAGGCTCTGAAGAAGGAGCTGGCGGTCAAAGGGGCTCTTGACGTGGGCGAGGGTGTGGAGCAGCAGCTTGGCGTGTCCAAAGGCGTACTCCAGGAGGCGCTATTCATTCTGGAGACCGAGGGCTATAACCGCTATGGTGTCGGCGTCCCTCAGGTAAACGACCCGAAGAAACGGACTATCACGCCGGTTATCTCCGTTCCTGACATTGAGCAGCGTGATGCTTACCAGAACCTGGACATCATCAAGTCGGTAGGCGACTATCATTCTGCTGACGGAGGTGCGTCTTGGGATAAGCGGGAATATCCGGCCAGCATTGATTCCGGTCGGGTGAAGATTCGCTATGGCGACGAAGGTGGCACCTCCAAGGATGGCGTTATTGAACTTCGCCGTGGTGTGGCAGACCTCGACTTGGGGGATTCTCACTATGCTCAGGTTCGCATCCTTGTGGACGGGACTCATTATCTAAAAGGCATGGCCATGTATTCTGATGATATGCCGGATGGTGCAGACATCGTGTTCAACACGAACAAACATTCCGGAACGCCAAAGATGGATGTCTTAAAGAAAATTCAGGATGCCCCCGATAACCCCTTTGGCGCGTTCATCAAGGCCAATGGTCAAAGTTACTACCCTGACCCGAATGGTAAGTACACCGATCCCATCACCGGAGAAAAGAAGTCCCTATCCGCCATCAACAAGCTGAAGGAAGAGGGAGACTGGGACAAGATGAGCAAGAACTTATCCTCCCAATTTCTTTCTAAGCAGCCCATCAAGTTGATTCAGAAGCAGCTCGACTTGACTTATGCCGATGCCGCCGATGAATTCGCGGAAATTTGCTCTCTCAATAACCCCACCATCAAGCGGAAACTGCTGATGGACTTTGCAGACGAATGCGATTCCGCAGTTGTCCATTTGAAAGCGGCGGCCCTCCCCCGGCAGAGTACGCAAGTGATCCTCCCCATCACCAAAATGAAGGAGACGGAGATTTATGCCCCCAACTACCGGAACGGAGAGAAGGTCGTCCTGATTCGTTACCCCCATGGGGGTACGTTTGAGATCCCGGAGCTGACGGTCAACAATAAAAATCAGTCGGCGATCTCAATTCTGGGCAAGAACATCCGTGACGCCGTCGGCATCAATCCGAAGGTGGCGGAGCGATTGTCCGGAGCGGACTTTGACGGCGATCAGGTGGTGGTCATCCCCGTGGGCGGAAAGGTGTCGGTGAAATCCACCCCCGCCTTGGATGGTTTGAAGGATTTCGACCCAAAAGTTGAATACTCCACCGAGGGAAAGACTGGTGTCCGGCTCCTCTCAAAAGCCGCCACCCAGATAGAGATGGGTAAAATCTCCAACCTCATCACGGATATGACCTTAAAAGGGGCCCCCGAGGAGGAAATTACTAAGGCCGTCAAGCATAGCATGGTGGTCATCGATGCGGCTAAGCATAAGCTTGACTATAAGCGGTCGGAAGTAGAGAACGACATCCCCACCCTCCGCAAACGGTGGCAAGGGTACACGGACCCCGAAACCGGAAAGGAAGTGGGCGGGGCATCCACCCTGCTCTCCAGACGGAAGCAAAGCGTCGACGTTCCGGAGCGTCAGGGCAGCGGCCGTATCGACAAGGAGACGGGAAAGGTCATCTACAAGGAATCCGGGCGTACTTATGTGGACCCGAAGTCTGGTAAAACAATTCCGGCCACGACAAAGATTAAGCTCTTGGAGAAGGTCGACGATGTTCGGACCCTGTCTTCCGGCACTGTCCAGGAAGATGCCTATGCTGACTACGCAAATCGTATGAAGGCACTTGCCAATCGGGCAAGGCTTGAATACTTAGCGACGCCCACGTTGGTTCGTAATGCCAGTGCAGCAAAGGCTTATGCGCCTGAAGTTACCAGATTGACCAGTGCGTTGAAGACTGCTCAGCTTAACGCTCCTCGTGAACGTGAGGCTCAGCGTATTGCCAATGCGCAAGTTAAGGCAAAGATTCAGGCTAACAACATTACCGACAAAGACGAAATCTCAAAGATTCGTCGCTCCGCAATTAGCGACGCTCGTGTGACGACTGGAGCAAGCGGGAAAGGAACGCGCATTACAATCTCTGATGGAGAATGGGAAGCAATTCAGGCTGGCGCAATTTCTGATACAACCTTGAAAGAGATTCTTCGTTACTCTGATCCCGATGTCGTCCGGGAACGCGCAACCCCAAGAGCATCGACGCAGTTGTCGACTGCTCGCATCAATCGCATCAAGGCAATGGCAAACTCTGGCTGTACCAATGCCGAGATTGCTGATGCTTTGAACCTTTCATCTTCTGTTGTTTCCAAGTATCTCAATGAGTAAGAAAGGAAGTGAGAGCGAATGGAAACGTGTATGCTTACAACGACCGACAACCCGTATGACCCCTTTACCCAGTATGAAGCCTGGTATCGGTTTGACGAAGACAACGGGTATCACTCCTGCGCTTTCTTGGCGCGTATCGCCCGTACTTCCGATCAGCTCTCTGAGCAGGAGAACATGGAAGAAATCGAGCGAGCCATTAACGACATCATCAAGTATGACCCCTTGGGGATCTATAAAAAGGTGAAGCGGAAGCTGAAACCCGAGCCTGCCGTGACCATGTGACCCCCAAAAGCCTATAAAACCAGGAAAAAGAAATGTTCTCTGATTCAGAGCGCATTTCTTTTTGTCATTTTAGAGAAAAAATTCTGAAATGACGACCAGATTTAGGGTTCAAGGTGTGTTAAAGGGTATAGGGGGACCCCTTAAAAATACCACCCCCCCTATGCATCGCGATGGTCTTCAAAAATTCTCCGGGGGATATTTTTGGAAAATGGCTTCGGTTTTCAGCGGTGCTTGAACAAGCCCACAGGGCGGCGTTTACCGGCGAGGACTCTTTTTCGTTCAGCTGTGATCTCCTTTCCGGCTGAGTACGCAATGCATTACCTCCATTGCCGCGAGTTTTTCTCCACTTGTCGGTAAGCTGCTTATGCGGGCTTCTTCAAGCACCGCTGAAAACCGGTCCAAACATCACAGAAACTGCCACAACTCTAAGTGAGAGGAGGTGTCAAGTGTGGCAAAAGCAACGAAACCTTCTGGCATTCAACCGAGGAAGCGCCGGGCCGCCTTGACACCGGAGGCCAGAGAGAACCAGCTGATCGATTTGGCCGTCAACCTGATTGAAAAGCGTCTGCTGGAGGGGACGGCTTCTTCCCAGGAGGTCACCACCATCCTGAAGCTCGGAACCACCAGGGCGCGTCTGGAAAATGAGCGGCTTGCCAAAGAGGTGGAGCTGGTCCAGGCCAAGACCGAGGCGTACAAATCCGGAGTCCGGATGGATGAGCTCTACGAAAAGGCCATGGCCGCCTTTAAGCGGTACAGCGGGCAGGACGAGGAGGACGGGGATGAGTATTAGATGTTACTCGGAATTGATCCTTCTCCCCACCTTCGAGGAGCGCTACCGCTATCTTCGTTTGAACGGTGTTGTCGGAGAGGAGACCTTCGGCTTTGACCGGTACATGAATCAGGTCTTTTATCGCTCCCCGGAGTGGAAGCAGATCCGGGATGTTGTGATTGCCCGGGACATGGGGTGTGATTTGGGAATTGCCGGACGGGAGATTTACCGCCGTCCACTTATCCACCACATGAACCCGATCCGCCCGGAGGACATCCGGGAGCGAAGAGGGATCATCCTCGATCCCGAGTTTCTGATCACCACAATTCATGAGACGCATCTGGCCATCCATTATGGCGACGAGAACCGGTTGTTCAAGGAGCCGATTACACGCAGACCCAATGATACCTGTCCTTGGAAAAAGTAGAGGAGGACTCGAAATGGAGAATCATGCTGCCGGTGTTGTGACGAATTGTCTGAGAGCGGCGCTTTATCAAGAGCCGAGAGCAAATTCCAAAGTCCTTACAGTCATTACGGCTCTGACCAGAGTTTCCGTTAATATGGACGAGCCAACAGATGCTTTCTATAAAGTATCGACCTCCAACGGCACCCAGGGGTACTGCATGAAGAAGTTCATCGCAGTCCGCCGGTGAGGAGGCTGTTATGGAGATTTCCGAAAGCATCCTGATATCAATCAAGAAACTGTTGGGCATCGACGAGAGTTACACGCACTTTGACCCGGACATCATCATCCACATCAACAGTGTGTTTTCCATCCTGACGCAAATGGGCGTTGGACCTGCCAACGGTTTCTCAATCTCAGGAAAAGATGAAGTCTGGTCCGGATTTATTCAGGATAAGCCGAACATCTTTTCCTTAGTCAAATCCTACGTTTACATGAAGGTTCGGTTGTTATTTGACCCGCCTCTCAGCTCCGCTGCCATTGAGTCCATCAACCGGCAGATCAGTGAGTTTGAGTGGCGGCTTTTTGTTGCAGCGGACCCCGTGAAGAACACTAGCGGGAAGGAGGAAAGTCAAAATGGAGAATAGCATGCTCCTGCACTACGGCATCAAAGGCATGAAGTGGGGCGTCCGCCGCTACCAGAACAAAGACGGCACCCTGACCGCCGCCGGTGAAAAACGCTATGACCGGGATAAACGGGAAAACGCGGCCAAGAAGAAGGAGAACCGCATCGACCTGTCCAACCCGGACCCGAAGCGCTGGGCTAAGGAGGACCTGGAGCGGACCAAGAAAACCGTCGACTCCAGCTCGGATCTGGTGAAGGAGATGAAAAAGCTGGAGCAGACCAGCACGTCCAAGCCAGCTCCGAAACGGATGGATCTGAGCAAGATGACCGACAAGGAGATGCGGGATAAGATCAACCGGGAGCTTCTGGAGCGGCAATACAATCAGCTGTTCGCGGATACCTCCCCAGCTCAGGTTTCTAAAGGGCGGCAGGCATTGCGGGATACGCTGGAAGTGGCGGGAAGCGTTCTGGCGATCGCAGGGTCTTCCCTGAGCATTGCCCTTGCAATCAAGGAATTGCGGGGGTAGTTGTTTATGGAACTGCATCACCATGGAATTCTGAAACAGAAGTGGGGCGTTCGGAACGGTCCTCCCTATCCCCTGCGGGGCGGCGACTACACTCCGGCCCAGAAAAAAGCCATCCGCAATAAGCGGAAGAGCGGCAACAGCATCTACAACAAGAAGCACTTTGACGAAGTGCTGAACGCCGATAAGACGACCCTGAGCACGTTGTCCTATGACAAGGACCGGACCAAGAACACCGATATGTTCTACGCAACCCACAATTCCCTGGACAAGCACCAGTATAACGCACTGTTCAACCGGCCGATCCCGCAGCCGGTATATGACGAGAATGGGAAGCAAATCGGAACCGGCGCGTTTATGAAGTACCGGATCGACAACTCGCTTAAAACCGACTTGAAGGTGGCGAGCGAGGACTCCGGCGCAGAGGTCTTCATGAATCTCTATCGAAAAGATCGGGATTTTTATAACTTTGTAACGGATAAGGACCGGATGCAGAGCTATTTCGTGAAAGACAAGTACAAATTCAAGGGGTATCGGGAAGCTGCCGCAGTGTTGGAAAGGATGAAGGACCCGGACTATACGCCCTCGGCCAAAGATCTCCAGACAGTCTATCGGATGTTCAATTATGTGATTCCATATGACGGACAGGGCGACCGATGGAAGGGGCATGACGTCTATGTCCAGCGCACCAAGTTTTTTAACGAATGCAAGAAGGCGGGCTATGGCGCGTTCCTTGACACGAACGACGCCATTTACGGCGGTTTCAAGGCCAAATCGCCCATCATCGTGTTCGACATGGAGCAGGTTATTCCAAAAGATACCTACCGGACAAAGCTGAGCGAGCAGAAGTTCTCCACCCTGGTTCTCCTTGGCAGAAAAGCGCTGGGGCTGTAACGGGAGGCTGGTGAACCGATGTTATCCAACACCGCCGTCCCCCGTTACTACGGCGCATTCCGCGATGCGGTCATCCGCGGCGATATTCCGGTCTGCAAGGAAGTTGCCATGGAGATGTACCGGATTGACCGGCTGATCGAGTCGCCCAGTTACTACTATGATGACAGGGCGGTGGAGGGCTGGATCGAGTTCTGCGAGAACGAGCTGACCCTGACCGACGGTTCCGACCTGCATCTCCTGGATACCTTCAAGCTTTGGGGGGAACAGGTGTTCGGCTGGTACTATTTCGACGACCGCTCTGTCTATGTACCCAATCCGGACGGCAGAGGCGGACGCTATGTGACCAAGCGGATCAAGCAGCGGCTGACCAAAAAGCAGTACCTGATCGTGGGGAGAGGCGCGGCGAAGTCGCTTTACGATTCCTGCATTCAGGCATACTTCTGTGTTGTGGACGGCTCCACCACCCATCAGATCACCACGGCCCCCACCATGAAGCAGGCCGAGGAGATCATCAACCCCATCAAGACCGCCATCACCCGGGCCAGAGGCCCCGTCTTCCAGTTCATGACTGAGGGGTCTTTGCAGAACACCACCGGGTCCCGGGCCAATCGGGTGAAGCTGGCCTCTACCAAGAAGGGTATTGAGAATTTTATCTCGGGCTCCCTGATTGAGATCCGCCCCATGTCGGTGGACAAGCTCCAGGGCCTGCGCTGCAAAGTGGCCACCGTGGACGAGTGGCTGTCCTCCGCCGACGCCCGGGAGGATGTCATCGGCGCGGTGGAGCAGGGCGCCTCCAAGCTGGACGACTACCTTATTATAGCGACCAGTTCCGAGGGCACGGTTCGTAACGGCGCCGGCGATACCATCAAAATGGAGCTGATGAACATTCTCCAAGGCATTGGCCCTCCGCAGGAGCATGTTTCCATCTGGTGGTACAAGCTGGACTCTGTTGAGGAGGTGGCCTACCCCGATATGTGGCCTAAGGCCAACCCGAATCTGGGAAAGACCGTCACCTATGAGACCTATCAGAAGGATGTGGACCGGGCGGAAACCGCCCCCGCCACACGGAATGATATGCTGGCCAAGCGGTTCGGCCTTCCTATGGAGGGGTACACCTACTACTTCACCTACGAGGAGACTTTGCCCCACCGCCGGCAGCGGTTTTGGCAGATGCCCTGCTCCATGGGCGCCGATCTCTCCCAGGGCGATGACTTCTGCTCCTTTACGTTCCTGTTCCCTCTTCGGGATGGTTCCTTTGGCGTTAAGTCGCGCAACTACATCACATCGGTGACACTCCATAAGCTCCCCGCCGCCATGCGGGTTAAGTACGAGGACTTTATGGCAGAGGGCAGCCTGATCGTCATGGAGGGGACAGTTCTCGACATGATGCAGGTCTATGAGGATCTGGACGACCATGTCATCAACTGCGGCTACGATGTGCGCTGCTTTGGATATGACCCCTACAACGCCAAGGAATTTGTGGAGCGGTGGGTCAATGAGAACGGCCCGTTTGGGGTCGAGGTGGTCCGGCAGGGGGCGAGAACGGAATCCGTCCCCCTGGGCGAGCTGAAGAAGCTGGCCGGAGAGCGGATGCTGCTCTTTGACGAGGACTTAATCACCTTCTCTATGGGCAACTGCATCACGATGGAGGACACCAACGGCAACCGTAAGCTGCTGAAAAAGCGGTCTGACCAGAAGATCGACGCGGTGGCGGCCATGATGGACGCCTACGTCGCCTATAAACACAACCCAGAAGCATTTGAGTAAAAAAAAAAGGGGGGGGTACTTATGAAGCCCTATTATAAACCTTCTCCCCAGGATTGCCTTGCCCATTATGGAGTCAAGGGCATGAAATGGGGCGTCAGGCGTTATCAGAACTATGACGGTTCCTATACCCGAAAAGGACTGGAGCGCTATCGCAAAGCCGAATCGGACTATGAACGTGCCAAATCAAAAGCGGCAGAAACGAAAGCCGCCCATAAATCCGGACAGGCTACCCGGCAGCAGGTCAAGGACGCTAATCGGGCCGTCAAAACCGAAAAACGTCGGATGGAAGACGCCTATGGTAAACTGAAGACCGACAAGTTAGCGGATGAAGGCAAGAAACTTTATCAGCGCGGCAAGACCATTACCGGGAATACCCGAACTGCTTATTTAGCGGAAACGGCCATAGTAGTTGGTTCCTATGCGGTAAGTTCACTCTTATCCAAAGGGATGGAAGACCAGCGGACGGCACAACTTGCGGGCTCAGCTATCGCAGTGGGCGGAACAATCGTGAACGCTTTGCTCGCTGGAAAGGCCATCAGCGAGAACAGAAAGCTGCGGGCCTACTATGCCCATTGAGAAGAGAGGGACAATGATGGCGTTGACTCCTATTTTTCTCGACATTCTTTTGCACAATGGCATTCGCCCTGTCAAAGCGGCGAAACGCCTCACCACAGACTCTTAACCGGGTCTGTGGTTTTTTTTTGACCTAAATTAGATACACACGGGACGGTTGTTACAAATTTTATCACAGATAGGAGGTGACCGCGATTGTCAGATGTTTTGCAGCACTACGGCATCCGTGGGATGAAATGGGGCGTGCGGAGATTTCAGCAGAAGGATGGAAGCTTGACGTCCCAGGGCCGGAAACGGTACGGCGGTGAGGATGGACCCGAGCGGAAGAAGCTGCCCGCAGCCGGAAAAGCGGCCGTGGGAGCGGCGGCAGCCGCAGGAATCGTTCTTACCGCTTATCTGGTAAAACGGCACGGGGCGAAAAAGGCGGCGGAGCTTGCCGCAAAGGCAGAGCAGGGAAAGCGGGCCGTGGAGCAGCTTCAAAAGAGCGCCTCCGTCTTCTCAACGCCGGTCAGCCAGCTTCGGACTCCCGGGCCGTCTCCGGGCGGCGGCGTTCAGCAGGCGGTAAAAACCGTTGCCTCGGCCACAAAGCAGGCATCCGCGGCAAAGCCTCCTCCGGCTTACGACTTCGCGGCCTTGATGAAGCAGAACGACGAGCTGCTCAAGAAGATGTACGCCGATCTGCTGTCGTAGGAGGTGAGAAAAGTGGAAATGTCAGTTGGTTCCAGGCTGAAACACGCCTGGAACGCTTTTTTAGGCAATGAGTTTTTCAAGTACAGCCATTCCCTTGGCCCCAGCTACTCCTACCGCCCGGACCGGCCCATTTTCAGCCGGGGAAACGAGCGCTCCATCATTACCTCCGTCTACAACCGGATCGCGCTGGACGCGGCGTCGATTGGGATTCAGCATGTCCGCCTGGATGACGACGGCCGGTTTACAGAGGTGATCAATTCAAGTTTGAACGGCTGTTTGACTTTGGAGGCAAATCTGGACCAGACCGGGCGGGCCTTTATCCAGGACGTGGTCATGTCCATGCTGGACGAGGGATGCGTGGCCATCGTGCCCACGGATACCGACCTCGACCCGGAGACCGGCTCGTTCAAGATCGAAACGATGCGTACCGGGAAAATCGTGGAGTGGTATCCCAAGCACGTCAAGGTCCGGGTCTACAACGAGAACCGGGGCGAGAAGCAGGATGTCATCCTGCCGAAGAGTGGGGTCGCCATCATTGAGAACCCGTTTTTCGCGGTGATGAATGAGCCCAACTCCACCATGCAGCGGTTGATCCGAAAACTCAATATTTTGGACGCAATCGACGAGCAGAGCGGTTCCGGAAAACTCAACCTGATTATTCAGCTGCCCTACGTCATCAAGACGGAAGCGAGGCGTCAACAGGCGGAAAAACGCCGTAAAGATATCGAGGAACAGTTGTCCGGCTCCAAGTATGGCGTCGCTTACACCGACGGCACGGAACACGTGGTCCAGCTGAACCGGCCCATCGACAACAATCTGATGTCCCAGATTGAATACCTGACGAGCATGCTTTACAGCCAGTTGGGGATCACGCAGGGGATTTTGGACGGGACTGCCGATGACCGGACGAAGCTGAATTACGACAACCGGACGATTGAACCGATCCTATCAGCCATTGTTGACGAAATGAAGAGGAAATTCCTCACCAAAACTGCTCGGTCACAGAAGCAGTCGATCCTCTTCTTCAGAGACCCGTTCCGGCTGGTGCCCATCAACGATATTGCCGAAATTGCCGACAAGATGACCCGCAACGAGATCATGACCTCCAATGAGATCCGGCAGAAGATCGGCATGAAGCCGTCGAAGGACCCCAAGGCGGACGAGCTCCGAAACAGCAACTTAAGCGCCCCGAAAGAGGAGGGCAATCAGCCACCATCAACATCTGAAGGAGGAAACGTTCAAAATGAACCTGAAGTATGACTTTAGTGGCTGGGCGACCCGGAACGACCTTGTCTGCGCGGACGGACGAACCATCCGCCATAACGCATTCGAGGATTGCGACGGGAAGACGGTTCCCCTGGTTTGGAACCACCAGCACGACGAACCTGGCAACATCCTGGGCCACGCCCTTTTGGAGAACCGGAAGGACGGCGTTTACGCCTACTGCACATTCAACGAGACCGACGCCGGCAAGGCGGCTAAGATGCTGGTCCAGCATGGGGACATCGCGTCCCTGTCCATTTACGCCAATGGGCTGAAGCAGACCCCCAGCAAGGATGTGACGCATGGCGTCATCCGGGAGGTCAGCCTGGTGGTCGCCGGGGCAAATCCCGGCGCCTTTATTGACTTTGTGGATATGGCCCACGGCGAAGGCGGCGAGCAGGAGATGATCCTGTCCGCCTACGAGCCCATTTCCCTGTTCCGCCCCGACGAGAAGCCCCCTCTTGTTCATAAGGCCGGCTCTGGGGATGGCAAGAAAGAGGACAAGCCTAAGGACGACGGAAAAGAGGAGAAGCCTGAGAATGAGAAGACCGTCCAGGACGTGGTGGACAGCATGACCGAGGAGCAGAGAACGGTCATGTATGCCCTGATCGGCGCGGCCATGGAGGAATTGGATTCCCAGAAGGGCAAGGGGGACGGGGGCGACGACGATGACGACGACCCCGACAAGAAATCTGACAAAACCAAGGGAGGAAACAAGACCATGAAGCACAATGTTTTCGAGAACGAAGACACTCAGGACACCGTTCTGAGCCACTCCGACCGCGCTGACATTCTTGCTCTGGCCAAGAGCAACAGCGTGGGCAGCCTTCAGACCGCTCTGAAGATCTACGCTGAGCAGAACGAGCTCAAGCACGGCATCGACAATATCGAGAGCCTGTTCCCGGACTTCAAGGACCTGCGCCCCGGCGCGCCTGAGCGCGTTACCCGCGACCAGGGCTGGGTGACTGCCGTCATGCAGAAGGTCCACAAGAGCCCCATCAGCCGTATTCGTACCCGCCAGATGGACACCCGCAAGGACTCCATCCGGGCCCACGGCTATCAGAAGGGCAAGCGCAAGACTCTGTCCGGCAACATGAACGTCATCACCCGGACCACTGACCCTCAGACGGTGTACCGCACCGACGCCCTGCACCGGGACGACATTGTCGACATCACTGATTTCGATGTAGTGGAGTACCAGTATGCCGTGATGCGGGAGAACCTCAACGAAGAGGTGGCTACCGCCATCATGGTGGGCGACGGCCGCGAAGCGGACGACGAGATGAAGATCTCCGAGGACCACATCCGTTCCATCTGGAACGACAACGACCTCTACACCATCCACTACGACGTGGATATTGAGGCCGCCCGCGCCGAGCTCAACGGTAGCAAGACCGATATGAGCTTCGGCGAGAATTACATCTACTCCGAGGCCATCATCACCGCCGCTCTCTATGCCCGGGAGAAGTACAAGGGCACCGGCACCCCTGATTTCTTCTGCACGCCTCATCTGGTGAACGTGATGCTGCTGGCCCGGGACATGAACGGCCGCCGCATCTACAACTCCAAGGCCGACCTGGCCGCCGCCCTGAACATCGGCGAGCTCTATACTGCCGAGCAGTTCGAGGGCTTGGTCCGTATGGACGACGAGGGCGCCAAGCACAAGCTGCTGGGCCTCTTTGTCAACCTGGCCGACTATACCGTGGGCTCCACCAAGGGCGGCGAGATCACCCGGTTTGACCAGTTTGACATCGACTTCAACCAGCAGAAGTACCTGATCGAGACCCGCCTGTCCGGCGCGCTGACCCGCGTCTACTCCGCCATCGCGCTGGAGGAGCCTGTGGCCGCCAGCTCCGGCGGTGGTTCCAGCGCCGGCACTCCCTGAGGAGAAGCTTCAAAATGGCGAAATTTTATGGATCGGTAGGCTATGCTGATACCGTTGAGACTGCCCCTGGCGTGTATGAAGAGAAGATCGTTGAGTATCCGTACTATGGCGATTTGACTCGGAATACACGCCAGCTTCAGTCTGGGGAGACCCTGAACGACGACATCAATATCGCGAATGAGATCAGCATAGTCGCCGATCCGTTCGCCAGGAAGAACTTCCACAAGATGCGGTATGTGGCGTACATGGGCGCGAAATGGAAGATTTCCAAGGTCGAAGTGGGATATCCCCGCCTGATCCTGACGATTGGGGGGCTCTACAATGGGTGACAGGATTCAACTTCATACCCTTCTGTGCGGGATTCTTGGCTGTCCGGAACGCGGCGATGCGTGCCGGGCTTATTTTCAGCCTCCGGCCAGCAAGGAAATCCAGTACCCCTGCATCGTCTACGAGCGAAGCGAAATCAGCGCCATCCACGCTGACAACGCCCCCTACCGGCTGCTGGACCGGTATCAGGTGACGGCCATCTACAAGAACCCGGACAGCGATCTGCCCCACCGCCTTGCCATGCTGCCCATGTGCGCCCACGACCGTCATTTCACGGCCGACAATCTGAACCACGACATCTTCAACCTGTACTATTAAAAGGAGGAAATCCGAAATGAGTAAACTCGTATGGGACAAGATCGGGGAACGTTTCTACGAAACCGGCATCGATCACGCCGTCCTCTACCCCATCAGCGCCACCGGCGTCTACGACAGGGGTATAGCCTGGAGCGGCATCACCGCCATTAACGAGAGCCCCTCCGGCGCCGAGCCCAACAACATGTACGCCGACAACATCAAGTACCTGGTGCTGGTGGGCGCCGAGGACTTCGGTTTGACCATTGAGTGCTACACCTACCCCGACGAGTGGGAGGAGTGCGACGGCTCCGCGGAGATCGCCCCCGGCGTGATGGCCGGCCAGCAGACCCGCAAGGTCTTTGGCCTGAGCTACCGCACCAAGCTGGGCAACGATGTGGACGGTCAGGACCACGGCTATAAGCTGCACCTGGTCTACGGCGGTCTGGCCTCTCCCTCTGAGCGGGGCTATCAGACTGTCAACGACTCTCCTGAACCCATCAACCCCAGCTGGGAGGTCACGACCACTCCCGTGGACGTACCCGGCTTCAAGCCCACTGCCCGTCTGATCATCACCTCCACCAAGGCCGACCCTGCCAAGCTGAAGGCGCTGGAGGACATCCTCTACGGCACCGAGGAAACGGAGCCCCGGCTGCCTCTGCCCGAGGAAGTCATCAAGCTGTTGGCGAACGATGTTACAGTGACCGTCGCCCCGGAGAGCCCCTCCGCCACCCTGCTGGGCAAGAAGGTCTCCGAACTTCAGAGCAACGTCGTAGTGGGCGAGAGCGCCATCACCGGCAGCCTGAAGAATGTGACCGGCTATACCGGGTTCAGCAGCGATCCCTCTGAGCAGAAGGGGCACTATCTGGCGCTGAAATTTGACGTCGCTCCGGCCGACGCCACCACCACCGTGGAGCTGGTGGGCGGCACCAAGGGGGCTGTGGCTCTGGATGAGGACAAGAACATTGTTCTGCCCATCAAGAACAATTCCCAGAGCGTCAAGGTAATCTCCACCAAGGACAGCTCCTCTGTCACCAAGATCTATACTCTGACCGGCCTGACTCTGGAGTCCTGAGAAACGGGGACTGAAATCCAGACAACGAATCCGCAAGGCGGAGCTCTCTTCACCGAGGGCTCCGCTTTCTTTTATTTTTGAAAGGAGAAAACTGCAATGCTGAAGCTGACAAGGACTTACAACGACTATAACGGCGTTTCCCGCACGGAGGATTTCTACTTCAATCTGACCCAGGCCGAGGTGACCGAGCTGGAGCTCTCCGTGGACGGCGGTCTGGTGGAGATGATCAACCGCATTGTCGCGGCCCAGGATGGGAAGCAGATCATCGCCATCTTCAAGGACATCATTCTGCGGGCCTATGGTGAGAAGTCCCCTGACGGGAAGCGCTTTATCAAGAACCAGGAGCTGCGGGACGCGTTCGCCCAGACGGAGGCGTACAGCGATCTGTTCATGGAGCTGGCCACCGATGCGGAAGCGGCGGCCCGGTTCATCAACGGCATCGTCCCCCAGGGCAAGAAGGCTCCGGCTTCTTCCGGTTCCCCCGCGCCTCAGGCATAAGGGCGGCTGGGGAGATCAGAGATGCTGGAACTTGTGATACCGGAGACCGAGCAGTATGACGAGGCGAACGACCGTTTTATCAC